CTCGGAGTTCGTCGATGAATAGGAAGTCCGCAGTTCTTCCGCGAGAGCCGTCTCTAGTAGCTGCAACAACGTCCAGCCTTCGCCCGTCCAGCATTTCAATAGATTCAGTTCCATTTGCGTAGCGGATCTGTTTAACGAATCCCTTGAGGTGGTCATTACTCTCCAATACTTGAGCGACTTGTCGGAAGGTGTCCAGAGCCATAGAGCGGTTCGAGGACATGATAAGGACGTTCTTGCTATCCCACTTTAAGAGGTGGGCAAGGATAAGCATGCGGGCTAGGTGAGTCTTTCCGTTCTGTCTAGCGATAAGCAGCAGGTTTGTCTTACGCACCCAGTTGCCAGTCTTATCAACTGTGAGCATGTCCTTAAGAACGTACTCCTGCCAAGGTAGTAAGGGCATGCCGATAATCTCGCATAGGTCTTTAACGTCTTGGAGCTTAGTTTCGCCCTTGAGAGGTATTGACTGGAGTCTTGGTTTAGTTGCCCCTCGTAGGGCTTTGGATCGTTTGGCTGCCATCGGGTTAGTTCTGGACTGGTCTGGCGGTAAAAGGACTGTCTTGGTGAATCTCGGAGCGTGTTGGGGAGGGGAAGGCAGAAAAAACAGGGGGGGTACGCATGCGCTCTAAAAAAACGCCCTGCGAGCGTGAACCTTTACTTGAGTTGCATGGCTTGCACGCTGTAACCATGTTCTCAATATCAATAGCCAACTCAGGTGCAACGCTAATAGGAATGATGTGATCAATCGTCATGTCCTTGTTCTCTGCACCACAGTAGAAGCACACATACCCATCGCGAGCCAAGGCTTTGAGCCTTACCTCTTTATACTTACGACTAAGTCTAGGGTCATTGCGCTTACTGCTCATTGCCAACCCTTAACTCTTAGATGATGTAGTGCCTTACAATAGTTAGGCTCATCATAGTCTGTTATCCCATATCTATGTAATACGTAATACCAAAACCAATAGAACTGATAGTCATCAGGTGCGCCCTTAAGGCTCACACTTCTTCCTTGATAATAACCATAATGAGATCCATTAACTGCATATCTGTTATTACTAGATTCCTTGAATGTAATTAAATCATGGCAATATTCTTGCTTCTCAGTTAATTGCTTATCTGCTAATTCATGAACGCTTTGAATAGGACTTATTGAGCCATTAGATATAGGACTCGGGACTATAGATAGAGCTATCCCAATAGCGGCGGCTACCCCCCGAGCTACGCGCAGGCGGCTCGGTGTGAGCCCTTGATGGGCTCTAGCCTGTAGAGTACCGCGCTTGTCAAATACGTTAAGCATGTTATTCTCCTATCATCTCACTATATGAGAGTGATGTTGGTCACATAACTATTAAACACATGCAAGCCAAGTTTAGGCAGTACGCAGTTACGCAATACCTGACGCTTATTGGCTAACTTGTAATTGGTGAGATCAAAGCCGTGCAGCTCTGAAAGTTGAGGTATTTGAGCAGAGCGAATCTTATCTTTCTCAAAGTCCGCATCTGGAATCTCATAATTAGCCCAGAAGTAATGGCGTTGCATGTCCTTTGTGGGCTTGATGAAAGGCTGATAATAGGGCTTTACATTCTCAACAACCCAACCGCATTTAGCGTTAGCCTGCAAGAATAGAATCTCTTGATAGAGCTTCATATCTGGATAGACAGGCTCTACGCCTCGATACCTAACGCCTATATTCTGTCTAAAGCTGCTATGGCTTTGGCATGGTGGGCTAGACCATATGAAATCAAACTCGTTGAAATGCTCCGCAAGATACTCGTGAGCATCGCCCACAATAAGAGTGTCTTGAGGATAAAGGTCTGCATAAATAGCTGCAATCGCTGGATCATACTCCACAGCAGTTACTTCATGCTCACTAGACCATAACTTACGATTTCCCCCGATACCTGCATACAGATTGAGTACTTTCATTTTATTTCCTTATCTATTGTCAGTTGAATAGAACCCTGTACCTTTGAAGATAGCTGCTGGCACACTTGAATAGACTTTATTCATAGGTTCTTCGCAGAATGGGCAGTTGATGTCATGAGGCTCATGTATCGCCAGCTCATGATCTAAGATAGCTGTGCTTTCACAGTCATCATTACGGCATTGGAATTCATAGGTAGGCATTAACGCTCCCAGATAATCTCTGAAGGCTTGCTTGTATTGAATATGCTGATGATGGAGTGAAATGCAACCCCATGCTGTAATTCCCAATTGTCATTGTAGTATTTTATACGCTTTGAAGGTATATATACACTCGGATGACCATGTTCCTTGTACATGGCGTGTCTCTTTACGCCACCTAATGAGTCAATAGGTAACAATAGAAGGCTGGGAATACCCATCTCATAGATCCGCTCAATGACTGCATCCTTAATGCTGAAAGGTGGATTAGTCATGATGTAATCAGCGTGATATTGCTGGGTAAGGAAGTTCTGCATGCCGTATAGCACTACGAACCCACGCTCTTTAAGCTCTTTGACGAATAATGACTTATCGCTATCGAAAGGGCATAGAACCACGCTTTGAGGCTTTGGGTTCAACAAGCTGATGCACAACTCAACAGTCTGTTGATCCGTATACCACTCGTCAGAGTAGAAGTTCCCAGTCACGTTGTTTATTCTTTGCATAAGCGACATGCCACACCTACCAGCTTCCAACCACCGCATTGCTCACAACGCTCTGGCTCTAGTTTGTAAGAATCACTTTGCACTTCCCCGTAAAGGGGTAAGAGTAGTTGCACCAAGTCACCAAACCGCATAAATGCTAGATACTCGGAAGCATCTTCGCCTTGACCATTCATACGACACACCACGAACGGCAACTCATCGGAAGCTGCTGCTCTCTTGGTAGCTTGACGCAACCACTCTAATGGCTGGAACGCCGACCTAGCCTTAACCTCAACGTCGAACGGGACGTTGGTTATATCTTTCCCAGCCCCTCGACCTACTCCTGCGCTTCTCCACCATTGCGATAGATAGGCTGCAACCACTCGCTCGGTACGCAGTCCTCGGTCTTTTCTGTGACGTGTCATGCACGTCCAGCAGAGTTAATAACGCCACACTTGCAAGTCCATGACTGCTTCATATAACGCTCTTTAATTTGTGCTATAGATGGGTGTTCATTGCAACTATCACAAATGATAGCCCAGCCCATATCTTGTAGAATCTGAGCAGAAGCTCGGATATGAGCCATCGCTTCCTCATCTGGGAATTCTTCCCATTCATTATCTTGATTCTGGAAATACAGTTTTCCCATTAGTTAGCCCTCGGCTTCCATGTGCCATCATCTGCGATCGAATACCACACAGGCTCGCAAGGGTCTTGCATAGGGTGTCCTGACTCGGGGCAACGCCACATTCCCCAAGGCTTACCTGCTTTAGAAGTTCCTGTTTTCCATACACGCGCACCATGCTTGCAGCTCTCGTCGGGTGCTGTGCCACCAAGGACAGCCTTCACCGTCTCGACTGCTTGTTCCATAGTCTGAACTGGTGCTGCTTCCCACGTTGTCCATGGATCATCTGCCTTTGCTACTGGGACGTATTCCTTAGATGTATCTGCCATCTTTGCTTTAACTTGTTGTACCGTTTCCTGTACCACTACTTTAGCCGCAACCTTTCCCATTTCTTCACGGCTCGCTCTCTTTCCCTTTGTTGCATATCCAGCGTTAGCCAAGGCTCGACCAATCGCTGAAGTCTCGCAATTCTCAAGCGCAGAAGTCGCATTAACACCTCGTCCTTGTACGGTCTCCTCAGCCAAGCCAGTAGTCCATGGACGGGCATCTGCCTCTGTACGAAAGACAAGAGCCTTAACAATAAAACGGCTAGCAGTTGCTTCCACAATCTCGGTATGAATCTGACCATCTGGGTGATCCTTCCAATACTTGATAAGGCGTTCTTCTACTGTCTCGTAATCGTCAAGATTAAACATAAAGGTCATTCTCCTCGGTGTGTAGTTGTCCAGCTATTGCGAAATACGCTGCTCCGTCGATGTAATTGTCTGGCTTACCAGTCTCCATGCTTCTTGCGACTTTGACCAATGCCAAACACATTGCCACCTGATAATCAGTAATGGGCATTTCGAGGTATGCGCTCCAGAGTGAGGCTGTCCTTTGCATATTGTCGCTAGGGTGGCCGTAATCAAGTCCTCGGTCTTGGATAGTAGCTCTCGCTTCGTTGAGGTAGTCACGTGCGTTCATCGCCCAACCTTTTGATTCTGCGCCAATTGTTCATAGTGACGACGTACTGCAATGCGCCCTTCAATATAACCAGCGCGCTTGCCTTCTTTGTAAAATATAATGCCAATCAGCAAATGAGTCCCTGCTAGGATCAACTGTAATACTGTCATTTGAGCCCTTTCCGTAACCGAATCTCGGCTACAAGAAGAACTTTAAACCATTCGGGCTAAACAACCACCCAATTTAGATAACGAAATGATAACGATTTCATCGACTGACTCGTCACCAAAATCTGGTCTAGCGAACCCTTCCATAGACCTTGCCCTGAACGATGAACGTGCCATTCTTCTCGATATTGATAATGTCCACTTGTACGCTTGAGCCTTGGACGTACATGATGGCAAAGGCTTGCTGCCAATTAGCCGTTCCCTTGGTGTATGAGGCTTGTTTAAAGTCCATTAGGTTACCAACCTCAACCCCATGTAAAACACGCCCTAAACGCCCTCCAGAGGCTTCTGTGAAGGCACTACGCCCTGCCCTGTGAGTATGTCCTGAGATGACGTTCTTGCCATGCCTACGGGCTGCTTCAAGGGCTGAGAGCCCACCTAGGTTCTTGATGGGCGTATGGTCGCCATGGACTGCAATCCAGTTAGGGGCAATAGCCATAGGGTTCTTGTGGAAGGTAATACCTAGTTCATCAAATTTCATAAACTTCTCAAAGCGCAGCTCTGGCAAGGATAGGAAAGAGGGTATCTTTTTCATGATGACGTTATAGAGGCGGTCAGTATGGTTAGACCTGATGCAGTCGGTTACGCCTAATTCCCATAGGAGATCAACGCAGCGGTCTCGGTCTGCGCCTAGGCTCTGCTCGTAGGCTTGTGGTGT